TTCTCTGCAGACCTTAGAGAATTGCAGATTAGAGGTTTGGGTGCAAATGACACTGGTGCTCAACTTATTACTACAGTTAAAAAGAAAAACGTAAAAGCAAAGAAAAAAGTTAAAGATAGAGTCAAGTCATTAATTGTTGATAAATCTATCAGTCCAGCATCTGGAATTGGTACAACCACTTTAAATGATGGATTAACTTACGGAAATTATCCGTTTGGAACTAGAGTACAAGATAGTATTATATCATTAAATGTTCCAGATGTTATTGAAATTCATGCAATATATGAGACATCTGATGTTGCTTTGACTAATGCAAATTTTGGTGCTCCAGAAATGACTCTGACCCAGTTGAATGGACCTAGTGCCTCAACTGGTGATATGGTTATTGGAGAATTGATTGTTGGTCAAACAAGTGGTGCGGTTGCGGTATTTGCAGAAATAAAAAATGCAACCACTCTCAGATATCTTCCTAAGAACAACTTTAAATTTGTAGAGGGAGAAACAGTAGAATTCAAGGAGTCCTCCATTTCTGGTGGGGTAAGTAGTTTAGATACAACTTCTTTCAATATTTCATCCAACTATACTTTTGGATCTGGACAAAGAGGAACCATCTATAATCATGGTTTTATAACCAGAAAATCTGATTCTGATGCTCCAAAAAATAAAATTAAAGTATACTATAAGGCTGCATCATTTGATGCTACCGATGACGGTGATGTCGTCACTGTTGAATCGTATAACGACTTTGACTACTCTACTGAAGTTAAGGCAATCAACGGAGTACTGAATACGGATCTTATTGATTTAAGACCAAGAGTTAGCAACTATACAGTATCTGAAGGTTCTAGATCTCCTTTAGAATTCCTTGGAAGATCTTTCAATACGACAGGAAATTCTGTTCCAAATATTCTTGCGTCTAATGAGACTATTTTCTTAGATTATGCATACTATCAAGGAAGAATTGATAGACTTTATTTGCATAAAGATGGAAAACTTCAAATGAAGTTTGGAAATCCTGCAGACGATCCAAAGAGATCTCAACCAGAATCTCCTGCTAATGCAATTGAACTCGCTACAATAGAATATCCACCATATCTCCACAATGTAGAGCAAGCATCTATTAAATTCTTGAGATACAAGAGATATCAGATGAAGGATATCAAAAAACTTGAGGAGAGAATCAAGAATTTAGAATACTATACAACTCTTTCCATCCTAGAAACGAACACTGCTAATCAATTTATACCTGACGCGAATGGTCTGAATAGATTTAAGTCTGGATTCTTTGTTGATAACTTTACATCATTCTCTACCCAAGACATAAGACTTGGTAGAAATAATAGTATTGATCAAGCGAATAAAATTCTTAGACCAAAGCATAGTACAAATTCATTTGCTTTACAAACAGGTCCTGTTGTTGATGTTGATCCTACTGTAGATAAGAGAACTGCTGCTGTAGAAGGTGTTAATGTCAGAAAACAAAATGATATTATTAGTCTTGACTTCTCTGATGTTGAATACATATCACAAACTTTTGCAACCAGAACTGAAAGTGTAACTCCTTTCCTCATTAGTTTCTGGCAAGGAACAATTGTCTTGACACCTGCTTCCGACAACTGGGTCGCTCAAGATAGATTGAAAGCAAAAACAATTGATACCATCGGCAATTATTCTCAGATTATGTCTGAGGCAGAAGAGAAGTATGGTGTTGATCCAGAAACTGGATTCGCTGCTGAGGTATGGAATTCTTGGGAAACTAATTGGTCTGGTACTACAACCACTGTAACTGACACTAGAGAGTCTACTACCACCAGCAGTCGTACATTTGGACGAGGTGGATGGATTAATGGTGGATCAGGTGGACCTGCTGCATGGGTTAGACAGACTACCACTCAACCAATTGAGCAAGATGTAGTTGATACTATTGAGAGTGGTGTTAAATCAAGAACTGGTACTCAATATCATGTTGTTGAAACTTTTGAGGAAGTTTCTGTTGGTGATAAAGTTCTTAGCACCGAAATCATTTCTTCAGTAAGATCTAGAAATATTGAATTCTATGCAGCAAACCTGAAACCAAGCACTCAAATCTATGCTTTCTTTGATGGTAAGGAGGTCACCAAGTATTGTGTTCCTAAACTGATTGAAATTTCAATGAGTTCTGGTACATTCCAGATTGGCGAAACAGTTCAAGGAAGAGTTATTGACAAAGGTCTGGGTGAAGAAGGTAAGGATACAAATCCTAGTATTAATTTCAGAGTCGCTCAATCAAACCATAGAAGAGGTGATTACAATTCTCCAACAGAGGTTTATCCTGATAATCCCTATGTTAAGGGTGGAACTATTCCCGAAGTTTATTCATCTACGTCAACAACATTGAATGTAGATACATATTCTCTTGCAGATCAACCACAAGGAGATTTCTTTGGGTATATCCAAACAGGAATGAAACTGGTTGGACAAACAAGTGGAGCAGAAGCAGAAGTAACAAACGTTAGACTTATCACTGACACATCTTCAGCTCTGTTGGGAAGTTTCTTCATTCCAGATCCATCTAATGGTGATAATCCTAATTTTGAAACTGGAACTAATACGTTCACATTAACAAATGATCCAGATAACGATCAGGATACTGCTACTACTGTTGGAGAGGAAGCATATCCAACTTCTGGTGTTTTAGAGACAGTTCAGGAACAAATTCTTTCTATTAGAAATGCAAAAATTGAACAGAAGAAACTGTTTGAAGATGAACTTGTTAATAGAACTATTGATACTGAGATCACTGCCACTAGAAATATTGGACAGGCAAGTAATAGTGAATCTATTGTTGGTTGGTATGATCCCCTTGCACAATCCTTCCTGGTTGATCAACAAACAGATCCTGAGGGTGTATTCATAACGAAGTGTGATGTATTCTTCCGTACTAAGGATGATGGAAACACTCCCGTTAGAATGCAGATTAGAACCATGGACAATGGTTTCCCAACTCCTAAGTATTTTGATCTGTCTGAAGTAGTTCTCTTCCCAGAAGATATTAATACTTCAACAGATGGATCTGTAGCAACTACATTTGAATTTGCTGCTCCAGTTTATCTTGAGGGTGGTAATGAATATGCTATCTGCTTGATTTCAAACTCAACCAAGTATAGCGTTTATATTTCTAGAGTTGGTGAAAATGACATTTTATCCGATGCTTATATTTCTAACCAACCAACACTTGGATCTCTGTGCAAGACTCAAAATGCTTCTACATGGGAAGCAAGTCAGTGGGAAGATCTTAAGTTTACTCTATACAGAGCAGACTTTGTTGAGTCTGGGTCAGTAGATCTCTATAGTCCAGAACTTTCTGAAGGCAATAAGCAAATCGCAACTTTAATGGAGAATCCATTAAATATTGCTTCAAATGAAATTCGTGTTGGATTGGGTACAACTGTTTCTGATAATCGTTATGTTCTTGGCAATACTTTCTTCCAAGGAACCGAATCAAATAGAACTGGACAAGGAACTTTGATTGGTGTCGGTGCCAGTGCTGTAGGAACATTATCAGTCACTAATCCAGGTGTTGGATACACTCCAGCAGATGGATCGTTCACATATACTGGTGTCAATTTAGTTGCAGTTTCTGGAAATGGTTCAGGAGCCACTGCAAATGTTACTATAGAGAATGGAGTTGCTATTGGAGCAACTATTAATAATGCTGGTGGTAATGGTTATCAAGTTGGTGATGTAGTTACGATTAGTGCTAATGCACCTCTGCCATCTTCCTCAGATCCTGGTGGATTGAGTGTTGGAAGAAATGCTAGATTTACATTACCTGGTATTGGACATACTTCTCAATTAACGATTGGTAATGTTCAAGGTGAATTTATTACTGGTGCTGCTGGAACTATTAGTTTCATTGATGGTGGTGGAACAGTGAGAGAATTGAATAGCACTGCCTTCGGAAATGTCACTATCCCATCAAACGGAATAGAAAGTGTTTCTGATGGACTTCACATTAAAGTGAATCATGTCAATCATGGAATGAATTTTGATGATAACTTCGTAAGAATATTCAATGTTCTTCCTGATGTCAAACCCACTAAATTGACTGCTGCATATGATAAGTCCTCTACAGATCCAATTCAAGTAACTGCTGGCACAGGAGATAGATTCTCTAGTTTTGAGGGTGTTGGTGTTGGTGCAACCAATACTGGACTTCTCTTGATTGGTGAAGAAATCATTGAGTACACTTCTACAACATCATCAACGATTGGTGGAAGTATTTCTAGAGGAGAAACTCCAAAATCATATCCTATAGACACACCAGTCTATAAGTATGAACTCGCTGGAGTAAATCTTGCTAGAATCAATAAGACTCATGATTTAAATGCGGTAACAATTGCAAATCCAATAACATTAGATTCTTATCATATCAAACTTGATATGTCTGAGAAATTTGGAACTATTGGAGTTAATGATAATGCTGACAGATCTAGTGGAATAGGATTCCCCAAACTGTTCCTTAATAGTTCAAAATCCACGGGTGGAGATAATGTCAAGGCTAGCAAGAACATTGCATTTGAAATTGTCAAACCATCTATACACAACATCACTGTTGAAGGCACCTCTCTGTCTGGACAAATAAGAACTGTCACTACTCAAAGTATTAGTGGTAATGAAATTCCTTATGTAAATGCAGGATTTGAAGATGTTGTTCTTAATGCAAATAACTTCCTTGATTCTCCAAGAGCAGTCTTCTCTAAAGTGAATGAAGATCGTAAGTTGGGTTCAATTGAAGGTAATAAGTCTATGCAAATGAGACTTTTCCTTGGAACAACTAATACTAAGTTGACTCCTCAAATTGAACTTCAAAGATGTAGCATTTATGCGATTTCAAACAGAGTTAATTCAGAAGTCAGTGATTATGCAACAGATCCTAGAGTAAATAGTCTCTTTAATGATCCTAGCGCATGTCAGTATGTATCCAAAGAAGTCACTCTTGAAAATCCCGCATCCTCAATTAAAATTATTGTAGATGCTCATATTCCTACGGATGCTGATATCAGAGCATTCTATGCAATTAATTCAGATCCTGGATTTGAACCAATCTTTGAACCATTCCCTGGATATTTGAATTTGAATATTAGTGGAGAGGTAATTAATGAGGAAGATAATGATGGAAGACCTGACATTTTCATAGAAAATTCAATTAAGAGAGGGTATAGTGCATATGACACTGACTTTGTTGAGCGCACATTTACCATCGATGATCTTCCAAACTTCAGATCTTATAGAATCAAACTTGTAATGACATCAACCAGTCAAGAACTGGTTCCTCAAATGAAGAACCTTAGAGTGATTGCTCTCGCATAATATGGAAACTTATACACAAAAGGGCCATCAGGATCTCGCAAGAGATCCTGAGACAAATACTATAGTTAATGTAAATACAGTATCATACGATCAATACATTGCTAGTCGAAAGGCTAAAAGTGAAAAGAATCAAAAAGTACAGACAATGGAGGAAGATCTTGCTAACGTCAAGAGTGAACTTAATGAAATTAAATCTTTACTAAGGGAGTTAATCAATGGACCCAAATGATATTGAAATAAAAGGTTTAGAAAAATCTTTTGCATATCAGAAGATTGCATCTGAGATAGATAGTTGTAATGATATTGAAATGCTAAAGAATATTGCAAAGTCTTTTGCAAAATTATATTATAAACAGCAAGAAACAATAGCAATCATAGGATAACCAGATGCCCTCTCAAAATATTACTTTCGATCCAGATTCAGGGGTTCCTTATGGCGTCAATCTGACAATATATGGTGGGTCAGATTTTGAAACCACATTCAATATAACCAATAATGCTAATACAGCATTTAACTTGAGTGGTTATTCTGGTTCTGCAGCAATATCTAAGAGTGTTGCTGTAGGTGCAACACTTGGTGTCACAACTGCATTTTCAGTTGGAATCACTAGTGCTGCGGCAGGTAAGTTGAGAATTTCTTTAGGATCTACTGCAACCAGGAGTCTTGATCAAGGAAGATATATGTTTGATGTGATAGTGAGTAGCGGTTCAACACTATATACAATTGCAAATGGCAATGTGATGGTAGTTCCTGCAGTATCAGCAGCACCATAAATACACATAGGAAACTGGTGAATAAATGGCTCAACCAGCAAGTAGATCAGAATTAATTGCGTACTGTAAGAGGCAGCTAGGTGCTCCTGTATTGGAGATTAACGTTGCCGATGAGCAGATTGATGACTTGGTTGATGATGCCCTCCAGTTGTTCCAGGAGCGCGACTATGATGGAACAACTAATGCATTCTTAAAGTACAAAATTACTCAAGCAGATATTGATAGGGGAAGAGGTAGAGGCGGAAGCAACCCTGTCGGTATTGTAACTACAACTGCAAGTTCTACGATTGATGGACAGTCTGTATCTTTCTCATTTGAAGAGAACAGCAATTACTTGCAAGTTCCTCCAGAAATTTTAGGTGTAACGAAAGTATTTCACTTTGATGGTTCTAACACGACCACCAACAACATGTTCAGTATTAAGTATCAGTTGTTTTTGAATGATATTTACTACTTTGGATCAACAGAAATTTTAACATATGCAATGACAAAGAGATATCTTGAGGATATCGACTTTGCATTGACAACACAGAAACAGATTAGATTTAATATTAGATCAGATAGACTTTACTTGGATATTGACTGGGCAAGCGTCAGTGTAGATGATTACATAGTTATTGATTGCTATAGACTACTCAATCCAAATGATTACCCAAGAGTTTATAATGATAGTTTCCTGAAGCGTTATCTGACAGCACTGATTAAGAGACAGTGGGGACAAAATCTGATTAAGTTCCAGGGAGTTAAACTTCCAGGTGGTATCGAACTGAATGGTAGACAAATATATGACGACGCAGAAAAGGAACTAGATAAGATTAGAGAGGTAATGTCGAATACCTACGAACTGCCACCACTTGACATGATAGGCTGATGGTTTTAAATCCTTTCTTCACTCAAGGTACTTCTTCTGAGCAGAATCTTGTTCAGGATCTGATCAACGAACAGTTGAGGATGTATGGCGTAGACATATACTACATCCCAAGAAAGTATATGAAAGAAAAGACTGTCATTAGAGAAGTTGTTCAGTCTAAATTTGACAGTGCTCTACCTATTGAGGCATATGTTGATAATTATGATGCATACTCTGGGGCAGGAGATGTTCTCTCAAAATTTGGTATTGAATCAAAAGATGAGGTAAGACTTATCATATCTAGAGAAAGATATGAAAATTATATCACTCCTCTGATTCAAGGACAATCAAATATTAAATTGTCAACCAGACCAAAAGGTGGAGATTTAATCTGGTTCCCACTTGATGATCGTCTTTATGAAATTAAAGATATTGAGTATGCGAAACCATATTATCAGTTGCAAAACCTTTATGTTTATGAATTATATTGCGAACTCTTCCAGTATCAGGATGAGGTCATTGCAACAGGAATTGAAGATATTGATAATGAGTTGTTAGGTGATGAAACTGATGG